TGATCCGGACATGGTTCTCCCTGAAAACATATTTGATATTCTCCTGGAAGATATGAAAGAATTTCCTATCGTGTCAGGGCTCTATTATTCAAGGCACCCACCTTATGTTATCCAGGCTTATGATTACAAGAAAGAAGTTGGTTTCTACAATACCAAGATTGATACTGAATATGATGGGTTGATGTTTCCAAACAACAAGAAAAAATTACAGGAAGTAGATGGTATAGGAATGGGCTGTACCATGATTGACAGAAAGCTTTTTGATAAGCTGGAAAAACCTTATTTCAAATTAGGTGATGATGGGGAGACAGAAGATTTGTATTTATGCAGAAAATTGTTAAAATTGGGAATAAGGCCAAAGATAGATTGCCGTGTAAAATGTGGACACATGGGAGAATTGAACATCAATGGCGAAATGACTCCTGCCCAGAGATTTAGCAATATGGATTTCAAGATGATTAAATGAGGACACAAGAGCAAATCCTTCAGGGAGAAAACTTAGATACGTTTCTAATGAAATGTTCTATGGATTTTAAATTATGGTGCAACAGGGTAATTCAAGATCCAGTTGACCATACAAAAGGACTTTCTATTCAGCCATTCCATATGGAGTGGTTTAATTCTGTTCACACAAAACCAAGAAGCTGTATCAGGGCTCCAAGAGAGCATGGTAAAACTCTTTTGCTCGGGGCAGCTTATCCTCTTTGGGTTGTTTTCTTTAATCAATTCAAGGAAATATTGATAGTATCAAATACACTCGAACAAAGCACAAAAGTATTGGAAGTAGTAAAGGAGACGATCAGGCAGAATCAATTGCTTGACAAATTAATTCCTGTTGACAAGGATGCAACATGGTCCAAAACTGAGATTCATACTTCCACCAGGTGCAAAATTTTCTGTAAACCTAATAATGACAACATCAGAGGTTCTCATGTCGATTATGTTATATGTGACGAACCTGCAACTTACAGGGATAAAGACATATTTTGGAGAGTAATAACACCAACAGTCCAGATTAAAAAAGGAAATATTTGTGTAATCGGTACTCCAGAATCAGAATATGATCTTCTTGCTGACATCATGAAGAATCCTGCTTACAATTCAAAGACTTACAAGGCCGAATATATTGAGAAAGGAGTGAGGAAAGTATTGTGGCCAGAAAAATTTACTCTTGACAGATTGGAAAAATTAAAGGAAGAAATTGGTATTGATGGTTACAAAAAAGAATATCTATGCGATCCTATTCCAGATAAGACTCAGGTATTCCAGAGCAAATGGATTCACGAGGCCACAAATTATGGTATAGGGTTTAGTCAACCAGAGGACGGAGGACTTTATTACATTGGTGCTGATTTTGCTATGTCAAGGGGGAAGAAGGCAGATTACTCTGTATTCTGTCTTGTTGAAAGGACAAAGGACAACAAGATAATAATCAGGCACATGGAAAGATACAAAGGTCTACCGCATAAGACTCAGGAACAGAAGATAATAGGGATGTGGAAGAAATGGAGTGCAAAGAGGGTAAATTTAGATGAATCAACATTTGGCAGAATTATTACTGATAATCTTAGGTTAGATGGTCTTCCTGTTATCGGGACAACATTTAGTCCTGTTGAAAGGCATCAGTTGTTGGCTTATCTTCAAAATCAATTCGAAAAGAACAGAATTGTAATTCCAAGAAAGCCTGGTGGATTGACTACTTACTTGACAGGTGTTCTCATGGAAGAACTTTCAAAGTTTGGTTATTTTACAAATCGAAGGACAGGTACAACTTCTTTCAAATCATTCGGGACCCATGATGATACTGTTATCGCCCTGGCATTAGCAGTAAAAGTTGCTGGTGAATCAAAAAGAATTCTAACACATGTAGCAACTTCATATTCTGTATCTAAAAAGGCTTTTAAAAATAAAGACGGAATTATTCATATCGACACAAGAATCAGGGATAATTGAAATAAAATGTTAATTATTTCTATTAATTAAAACAATAATTAAATATGGTTCAAACTTCATTCTTTGTTAGTATTAATAATATTTTTAGTAGTGTTTTTAATAATGTTAAAAAAAATTTATTAAGATTGCAACTGTGGCTACAAGGATATGAATTGTTATTCAAAAATATAGTAAATTTTATCATATATGTTTTTCTATATGGATTTTTAATTGATTTCACTCTTGATGAATTGTTTAATATTGGATTTGATATAAGAAAAATCATATCATTGGGTTTAATAATGTGGTTTATTAAAAATGAATTTGTAATAATTATTAGGGAGGTTAGAAGTTAATGTCAACAATAGCTGAAATGATTGGTATAAACAAGGCAAGAGTAAAACTTCTTGTAAAAGATAATAAAGATGTTAATGTGAGGACTTTGGCTGATAGCGGAAAGGGAAAATATTATACTCTTGACACTGCTGACCCAAAATCTGTAGTAACTACTGAAACATCTCCAAGAATTGAGCCATCTGCACTTGAAATGGTTTACATAACAGATCCTATTCCTTTTAATGGTATAAATTTTCTCAGAAAAACTGTCATGGCCACAGGATTTGATATTGGTCCTGAAAATTCAGAGGATAAACTCGAGGCACCAATAGACGAATTTTATAGGAATTGGATGTTACAAAATAATTTTAAAAATCTTGTTGGTGATATTGTAGTACAACTTTGTGTTTATGGTAATGCTTTTGGGGAACATCTTCCACCAAAATTAGGTAAAAAAAGTAAAAATAATAAGAGTAAAAATAAGATTAGAATAGCTGGAATAAAGCTCATTAATCCTTCTTCAATAGATTATAAAAGAGATGATGCAAATCATAGAGTAATAGTCGATAAAAGTGGAGATCCTGTAGCATATGTTCAGGTCCTGAATTTTCCAGTTGAAAATGCGTCAGGAGATTATAATAAAGTCACTATCCCAGCCAATAAAATAACTCATTTTAAATTATACACGATTGGAAATTCATTAACTGGTATTGGTCTTGTTGAACCAATGTATAAGACTTCCGAGAGAAAATTAAACATAGAGGAAGGTCTTTCACAAAGTATTTTCAGGGTTGGTTTTCCTACAAGGATTGCCTCTGTTGGTGATTTGACGCATGAGCCAACTGTCCAGGAGATTGATGATCTTATAATGAAACTCAAGGTTTCAAATTATGAAGATGTATTTGGTCTTCCTTATTACAACAAAATTGAGATATTGGAGCCAAAGAATCCTGAAAAGTTGAAGGATAATCTGGATTATTTTGTAGATACTCAGGTAGCCTGTGTGGGAGTCCCTAAACCATATGTAACTGGAAGCGGGGAAAAGACTAATAGACAGACACTTGTTACTCAAACAGAGATGTTTCAAAAGACTGTTGAGTTTATTCAGGAAAGGATAAGTTTCTATTTCAATCAGCTATTCAAACAAATTGCAGAAATAGAAGGTTTTAAAACATGGCCAAGTCTTATATGGAATCCGGTAAGTGTTCAGGATTTAGATTCAAAAGCAGCTCGTCTTCAAAAATATGCGCAGTCTGGATTGCTTATTCCTGATGATTCAGTAAGAGAAGTTATAAGAAATCTTGAAGGGTTGCCTTCATTCGAAGGTAATGAAGAGCAGGAAGAACAAAAAAAAGATGAAGAGGAAGAAGTAACTGAATATCCTGAAAAAGAAGATGTTAAAGATGTTAAAGATGTTAAAGATGATAAAGATGGTAAAGAATAAAACATCTATGCAGCTGATGGAACAGAAAGAAGGCATTTTTCTTAATCCGCCACATGCTCAATGGCTGTGGCAGGGAAAGAAAGGATTGATTCTCAGGAATAAAAATTACAAGGAAATGGTAGACAAGGCATTGTATATCTGTGATGACCGTTTTTGTTATGGTGTATTGAGACTTCATTCTCCTTTTAAGATGTCAAAGGGAAAATTTGAAGAAGAAAAGAATATTCATCTTGTATCTGATGCCGAGATTATCAAATGGTGGGGAAAGAAAAGCGACATATGGGTTTATAGTTTTAACTTGATAACAAAATTCGAGCAGCCAATGAGAGTAGAATACAAAGGCGAAAATTTCCTTAAAGATGTTAATTTAGAATCCAAACTTCCAGAAGAAAATGAGATGTTTGAATTAAAAGTCAAGATATTAAAAATTAACAAGGCGAAGGAAGTATGATAAAAATGGTAAATTTAATTTCGATAGATTCAAATCTAAAAACTATTACTGACAATGAACTTATGGATTATCATACAAATCTGCATGTTTATTTCAGGAAGATTCTTGATGGTTTCCTAGTTGGTGGAATGGCTTCACTTACTGTTGAAAAAATACATGAATTACATGAAAATGTAGTGGTTGAGATTCATAATAGAGGATTACGGCACATAATGCCACTTGATGAGCTTGATACTATTAAAATGATGTCTGGAAAATTACAGAATTATTCTGTTGGTATTCTTTCAGATGAAAAAATAGATCCTGAACAAGTTATTAATTTTGAAGGCCAGAAATATATGAAATTAGGAAATGTTACTGGTAATATTGATGCAAAAGTTGGGGATAATATACTGATTACGGCAGAAAAAGCAATGAAAGAGACAACAGAGAATGGAATTAAATATACTGTCAAGAAGATGTCAGTCATAAAGACAATAAAAGATTGTGATACTGTTGTAAAATTATCTGAACGGGCCATTGAAAAGGAAAAAGAGATGTCTGATGATGGAGGAATAACAAAAATTACTGATTTTCCTAAAGAAATGCAGGAATCTTTTAATAAAATGTTTGGAAAATGGAGTCCTTATGTAATTCAGAAGGTTTTATCTGATAAAATAGCAGTAATTGACATAAGATTTGACGTAGGAGACCATCTTGAAGGATTTAGATTGTTGTCAGTCGATATTAATGACCAAAAAGACATAGAATGTTTTGTAAAATCTCCACATAAGAAGGAATGGCTCAATTTTGAAGGAAAATCCAATAATAAGATGTTTGGTATTATCAATAAAGGTTTGTTTAGTCCAGTAAAAATAGATGATTACAAGATACTTCTTAAAATGAGAAACGATCGTGATGTTGGCAAAAGAATTGATGATGTGGTTGTAGGAAGATTTTCCTTCGATATTTTAAATGAAAAAATGTTGTTCAATAAAGTCATTGGAAGGCCGACTGGAACTTCAAATCTTACTGGCGATTTATTAAAGCAGATATGGAATTTAACCAAGAAAGGGACCTCTAGGATGGATATTTCAAGAGAATTAGAGATGTCTTCTAGGACAATATGGAAATATCAAAAATCATTAGGTTTAGCGTAGTTATTTTAATTTACTTAAATCCTACGTTATTATGATATTTCAGACTTTATCTAAAAGTGAAATTCCTGATCTTACAAATATCAAACTTCCTTTAGTTCTAAAGGATAAAATATTGATGAGTCCTGGTATTTGGAACAATTTTTATTATGGCTCAGATACAATAGGAAGTGCGTATGAGAATTCTGATTGGGAAGATAAGAGCACAAGGGCTCTTTTGTGGGACCATAAAGATTTGGAAGCTGCAAGTTGGATTGGAGAAATAAAAAATGAGAGAATGGTAGGAAAGAATCTTATTGGAGATCTTATTGTTGTAGATGAGAAGGCTGCAAGGTCATTATTATATGGTGCAAAATTTGGAATATCTCCCAAAGTAGCTGGTGATGAAGAGAACCAGGTAATGAGTGATTATACTTTTGCTAATTTCTCAGTTGTTATCAATCCTGCCGTAAAGACGGCATTCATCAATAATTCAGAAAAAAAATTGTCCAAATATGAAGTCATAAAGAAATGTGATTTTGAAATGGACAAAAATTATACTCATTTTATCAACGCAGATGGTGACATTTGCAGGGTAAAAAAGGAGATTAACATGGCAGAAGAAGTTAAAAAAGAAGAAGTAAAAGAGGAACCAGAAGCCGAAGAGGTTTCTGAAAAAACAGAAAAACCAGAAGAACTTTCCGAAGAAGAGAAAGGTATTCTAAAAGCTGCTGAAGGTATAAGGAAAAGGCACAATCTTGAGGAAGAGGTTAAAGAAGAACCTAAACCTGAAGAAGAACCTGAACCTGTAGCTCCAGCCGAAGAACCCAAAGAAGAACCTAAAGAAGAGCCAAAAGAAGTCGAAAATAGCGACTCAGTTTTGAAAGATATCAGAACTATGGTCAAAGCTTTAGGCGACAGAATGGGTGCAGTAGAAAAAACAGTAAAAGACTTATCTAGTGAGCCAGAAACAAAAAAAGAATTTGAAATGTCTCAAGCAGAAGTATCAGTTAGTATGTTGCCTTCATGCGTAAGCATAGGGGACCAACAAATGATGAGCTTCATGAGACAGCACATATAGGTGAAATGAATGAAAACAATTAAAGAGTTGGCATCAACTCACACAACCTCTCACACAGTGAGAGCGGATTCATTTACCGCATATGAATTGGAACCAGTTCGATGGCTTAAAGAAATAGTAGATGCAGCTAAAAAGAGACTTTTCTTCACAAACGCAGTTAGAGTATTTGATGCCCCGAAAGGGACAAAAGATGTTGTTATTCCAAAAAAGAAGTATATGCTTCCATCATGGAATTCAACCGCAGCTGAAAGTGCAGCTGTAAACTATACTGATATGAGTAACCTTGATGGTGTTGTATTTACACCAGCGAGAGCAAGTTATGGTATAGCTTTGTCTAACTACGCAGTGCAAGTAAATGCAGTAAATCTTATTTCATCAGCCAAAGACGAGTTAACTTACCATGCCGGAGATGTTGTTGATCAAGCAGTAGCCACAGGTTTAGGTGATGCTACAAGGACCGCCGCTACAACAAGTGGTGGTGCACAATCAGTTTATGGTGGAGACGCCAGAGGTTATATAGAATTAGCCGCAGGTGATACACTAACAACTGATATGATAGCAGAAGCTAAAAGGAAACTACAATCAACGAAAGTAAGATACTGGGCCGCTGCAGCAGCAAGTGCCGCAGCAGAAGCAGAAAATGCCTCGGGAACTTATGTTAAGAACCCATGGTATTCTACACCAGATGAACCATTTTTGCTTTTCATAGCACCAGAACAAGAGAATATTCTCTTGACAGATTCTCAGTTTATTAATGCAGCTGAGTATGGTGGAAATGAAGTAGTATTGAATGGTGAAGTCGGGAAGTATCTAGGAACAAAAATCCTTGTTACATCCAATGTAGAACATACTGCTACAGCCACAGCTTTCGGTTCAACTCCAGATGGTATCGGAACTACAGGCTCCACATCTACAGCCGCAGACCGTTGTATGATGGTCAAAGCTAAAAGATGTGGTGGTTTGGCATACGGTATTAGGCCAAGATTATATGCCTTCTCATATCCAAGCAATTTGGAACAGAGAGTCATACTTGAGCAAACATACCAGTCAAAGGCAATCCAAGACGACGCGGTAGTGTTCCTCGATGTATCATCAACTTAGATGATAAAAAGGCAAAATTTGATAATTTTTTATTTCCAACGAAGGTTGGGATGTCTTAAAAGACATCAATCCCAGACGAAAGAATGATGGGTGGTTAAACTTTCAGGATGATTTAAATGAAAACAGAAAAAACTAACTTAAATTCTATTCATATTTACCTAAAATTAGGTATACTGATAAAATAAAAATGGAGGGAAAAAAATATGGCTTTAAGTGCAAGAAAGGGAGGGGGAAGACCCTTCGGATGGCATAGTGGGTCTATGACATGTAAGGATGCCTATATTTTAGGTGATCTTACTATTCAAGACGACATTATATTCGGTGACTGTTCAGCTGGGAAGTTGTCGGTAACTGGAGAAATAAACATGGAAAATACAACAAGCGCTATAGGTATTGATATGGGTGGTACTTTTGCTACTTCAGCAATTAATATCGATGGGACAGCTACAATAGGTGTTGATTTAGGTGGTACACATAGTACTGTAGCAATCAATATTGATGGAACTTGTAATGGGGCAAGTGCAAGTGCTATTAATATAGATTTAGATTACGACTTTGCAACCATTGGATCAGAATACCCATCAGCAATTAGATTGGATTTAACCCAAACTAGCAAATATACTGATAGTACTGGCGGATTCTATGGAGTTAATTCAAGACTTCATGCGGCATATGCTAATCTAGGAACTTATTGTGTTCTCGGTAGGGCTTATGTGACAGCAACTGGAACATCGCAAAAAATCAATGATGTAGTAGGAATAATGGGAGAGATAAGACTAAACGGAACAGATACCAAGAGATATGCATCCACAAGTTCAATATCGGCAGTTAGAGGTAGTATTTCGAATGCTTCAACAGGAGCATGGGATGGTCAAGTGTTTGGATTAATGCTCGATTTTGGGGCTAATGCAGATTTTGGCGATGAGACCGCATTGATATTCGGTTATTCCCATGGAGATGTAAAATTGGATTACGGGATACACATTTTATCATACAGCACGGCTCAAGCATTGACAACTGGATTTTATTTAGAATCCACAACTGGATCTACAATAACAACAGGAATTGATATTGATGGTGCTGGAACAATAACAACAGGAATTGACATCGGAGCTTGTACAACAGGAATTGTCATATCTGCAAAATGTACAACAGCAGGAATTCAATATGGAACTCTTGCAACACCAATAGCAATGACAACAACATCAACTGACCATGTAGTAGTATCATTTAGCACAACAGTTCCAACAGATTACTCAACTGGTATATATGCATTACACACAACTGCAGACGATGCACCAGCAGGAGGAGTTCAGGGAGTTATATACGGTAGAACAAATGTTAAACACACAATACAGGACGCTTATGGTATGAGAGGGCGAATGCAATTCAAACCAGATACTCCAGCGGCAGAATCGGCTAATATGTTAGTAGGTGTAATGGCATCGGCTAGTTTAGAAAATGCAGGATTCGCTACAACTGTAGCAGATTCAATAAAAGGTCTCGATGCAAGTGTTTCGCAGACAGCCACATCAACATTAACAACAGGAAGTATTCGAGCAGTTTACGCTGACGTTTCAGGCATTAAAGTTAATAATGCTGGAAGGACAGCGGGTGTATATATTAAAGCAGGGGGAGGAAGTGATTCTTATCCAGATTATGCTTTGCATATGCACATAGAATCGAACAACAACCTTGCAGCAGCGCATATTGAAACGAAAACAAGTTGTGTATGTCCTATAGGAATATATTTCAACGTGGCAAGCGGAAGCATAACAAATGCATTCAAATTTAGCAGTGCAACTACAGCACCAGTTTCAGCAGCGACAGGAGCGGTTGGAAATACAACTAATAAAATAGCGATAGACATTGCAGGTGCAACTAGATATCTGGTTGTCTATGACAATGTGGCAGCTTAGTAAAAAATAAAAATCCATTTCTCTTTTTTTCTTTTATTGAAAAAAGATTAAAGGAAGAAAAACAAAAATAATAACAGGGTGAACAGATAATGAGAAAAATAAACTTAGAAAATTATTTAGTCCAAGTTGCAGGAACAACTGGAACTAACCAACCAGTGACAATAAACGTGAAAGAATGGATATCAGGTGCAATCTTTCATCCAGATTTGAAATTGGGTGGTAGAGAAGTAATTTTACGAGGAAAACTATCTGACAAGATAGATAAAGCAGAAATAGAAATCCTGTTAGAAGAGACAGATTACAGCAAGATAAAAACAGCATTCGAAACAATCAAAGGATTTGGAAAGGTCCATATGGAAATGCTGACAAGAGTATTAGACGCTCCTTTGATAGAAGTCAAGGAGGACAAAAAATAGTTTTTTTAAGGAATTTTTTATTTTTCCTTATTATGATCATAAAATAAAAATGGAGGGAAAAATATGGCAAGTGTGTATAACTTGAAAAGACAAATTGCTGCTCATCATCAAAATGATAAGCCCGGTCCATTCAGAATTCATATGGGTGGAAAGAAAATTAGTATGGGCAAGGGAAAAGGTGCAGCTGCAACTTTAATTGGCTTGATGCCAGAAGAAGCGGTAAAAAGATTAACGCCGCAATTACCAGAAGGTCTTACAGTTACAAATCCGACCCCAGAAGCAAAATTGATTCTTGGCTTGACAAAATCAAAGAAAGAAAAAGTTGAGAAAATCAAGGAAGAAATCAAGGAAGTTGAAGAAGAACTAGAAGAAGAAATTACTGAAGTCAAAGAGCCAGAATTTACAGAAGAGAAACTTAATTTGATGAGTTTTACATTGCTAAGAAAATTAGCATGGGACAGATTTGAATTAAAAGGACGAGGCAAAGAGGAACTAATTAGAGAAATATTGGAGGTTCAAGGTGATTAATTATGGCTGTAACAGAAGCAAATACAAAAACGGTTAATAGAGTTAAACCAACCAAGATAAAAGTTGTTAATACTATTCCGAATTTAAGGGACGCTGAATTGGGAGAAATGTATCTTTTGATTCAAGATTCAGCGACAGATGATAAAAAAATTCATATAAGAGTGGCGACTGGTTGGCTAAAATCAGCGGCATTAACATAGGTGATATGATATGGCAACAACTGTAGCAGCAAATTATGGAAGATGGTGGATGGTCGATGGAAGTATTGCTAATGTAGGAACATGGTTAGCAGCTAACAATATAGGATCTGCAGAAATAGTACAAATGGCTTATGATGGAACAGCTGGACAGGTACTTTTATTGGTTAATAGTTCAAAAAGTGGAATGACAACGGCGGTATAAATGGATGAAGAGGTGTTTTAGATGCCGTTTGCAGGATTTGCTAGCTTTAATTCGTGCGTTCAAATTACAATGAGAAAAAAAGGTTGGGGTAAAGAAAGAGCTAGTGCATATTGCGCTTCAATCATGAGAAAAGTAGAAGGGAAAAATATAGAAGGTATGGTTGATAGTCCACAACCTGTTGAATGTAAAAAATGTTTGTTAGGTGAGTAAATGGCTTATACAACAGTTGAAAATGTTAGATTATTTACTGGTCTCAGTGTATCTGATATTTCTGATGATAATATAACCAGTTTAATAGCATTCGCAACTGCACAAGTAAATGCTGAAATAAATAGCAAAATCATTAATGAAAGAATAAGATTCATAGATTCTACCAAGAAAAATATAATTGATGGGGACAATACAACTTATTATTTACAGGTAGCAGATATCTTTCCATTCGGAGATGCTGATAATGATGGAGATGTAGATACATCTGACCTTACTGTTTTTACAGTGGATGGGGCAGGAACAAAAACATCTGTAACTGTGTCTAGTGTCACCCCCACAGATGGGAGTTTTGTTGTTTCAACAGCTCCCGTACCAGGTTTACGTCTCTTCTGCACGTATTACTACGCGCTGCTTGATGAAGAAACCCCCCATCCCTTAATTGTTAAAGCAACTTCTGAACTTGTTGGTTCTCTTGCTTTTACAAACATAAATGCCAAGAAGATAAGGACAATTAAATTAGGGGATTTGACAATTACCAAACAGGCAGAAGCATTTACAGTGTTTTGGAAGGCTTATAATCAAACATTGAAGGATATCAAGACGAGAATGTCAAGAAAATTGAAACAGGCATCTGGTAGGGATATACCATTGAAATTTGGAATGTTCCCAGCAGGAGCTACATGGTGGCCTGGTCTTGGATTGGAAAGGGCAAAAACACGTGAATTTTTATGAGTATATCAACTGATCTCGAGGAGGATGTAAATAGTATTATCACGGAATATGGTGATACAATTACTATCCAGAAACAAACTGGGACATTCGATGCTTATGATCAAGTAACATGGACCGATTCAACTACTGCTTCAACCAAAGGGATTGTTCTTCCTTTCAAAGCTAAGGAAGGGGAAGAATGGAAATTAATGGCTGAGGGTATTCTGCAGGCAAATGATAATGTATGTTATATGAAGGCGACAGATGTAATTATAGAATCTGTCACCGGGACATCTACCCAGACAAGGACAAGATATCTACTTGTTCATGAATCAACTACTTATGAGATAGTTCATCAGAAAGATTATGAGTTCCAGGACAATCTTGTCTACTATAAACTATATATTAGGAAACTTACTACATAGACAATAAGTTCAAATATATCAGTAATTATAATTAAATGTATGAGTAAGAAATTCAAAGCACCGGAGACTCCTCCTAAATCAAAAGTAAAAAAAATACCTTCTATAACTGTTTGTGTTCCATGCTATAGGGATATTGATACTGACGTTGTTAATGGTATTTTGGCAATGGACACTACTGGTTTTGATATAAAATTGAAATTGGTAAAAAATTTGAATGTTGATACGGCCAGAAATTTATTTGCTGAAAAGGTGACTACTGACTATATTTTGTTCATAGATTCTGATGTAATACCACCCCCTAATACATTGAAACAGCTTATCACAGCAGACAAGGATATTATAAGTGGTCTTTATTTCAGGAGAAAGTGGCCTTATCCACCAATAATAATGCAGAGAAGAAAGGGTGTAGAAGGAATGAAAAATAGATATAGTTTTATGATGGAATATCCGAGAAACATGGTAGTAGAATGTGATGGTATTGGAATGGGTATATGTCTGATAAAGACAGACGTTTTCAAGAAGATAAAACCACCATGGTTTGTTCATAATCAGGCCATGACAGAGGATCTGGCATTTTGTGAATTGGCAAAGGAATCTGGTTATAAGATATTTGTTGATACAGGACTGATTGGAACTCATATAGATACTATAAAAATAACAGAATGGGTCCATGAAACTGCAAAAAGGGATATTTTTCTATTCAAAGCAAGGGATATGGGTGAATCTACATTCCAGGAAATGAGCCATCAAAAGTTATAATTTCTCTTGGCTGTGGCACAAGAAGGGAAGATAAAGAAGCCATAGGAATAGACAAATTAGATCTTAGTAAGTATCATCCTAAAGGAAAATTTATTCAATGTGACATAGATTCTAATTTACTTCCTTTTGACGATAATTCTGTTGATGT